ATGTAATATCCTGTTCACGAAGTCCGTTACCAACTGCTCCCGTATCAACTCCGCTATGATTATGACCCGCATCTATAAATACTTTCATTGGCTTTCCACCTCTTTATTTTTCTTATTCAAATCAAAGTTTGCTTTCATAACTTGAAGCTTTGCCACAAACAATTCTCTTTGTTTTTGCAATTCTTCTTCCGATAATTCTTTCTTATTCTCTTTAAATTCAAATGGTTTATTAGGATATTCGTGCGGTTTTTGAGCTTTTTTCTTAAACATATTACCAACCGTTGACAATAAAGCTTCCGCAAAATACTGTCCTTGTAAATGATATTGAATGTTTTTCAGTTCCATTTCCGCTTTTAACTTCTCGTTGTTACCCTTTATCATAAGGGTAATAATGTGTGGATTTAACTTCCAAAAATCAACCCACGATATTCCTATCGCATTTGCTTTCGGAAACCATTCATTTTCAAAATATTCTCTTGCTGTGTTATATTTTCTTACTTCTTTTCTTTCGTATTCTCTGCAACTTCCTCTTTCGCATTCTCGGTGATTTTGCGAAAAAAATCAGATTTTTCCATTTCTGCTGACATTGCATTCATTACATCTTCAAATGTACCGCCATTTAAAAGATGTTTTTCCATCTCTTTTCCTGCGTATTCTCTGTTTCTACCTGTACATAGTGCAAAATAAGCACGAACCATAGACATAGGCTTATTAGATGCTTCTTGCATCGTTATTCCCATATCTTCCAAATCGCATATTAAATTAAAATCAAAAGCTTTCGCTGTATATTCAATGTTATTTACTGTAAATTTATTCATAATTATTTTCCTTTCCTCCTAAGTTAATAGGAAAGGGACGGATTGCTCCGCCCCATTTATTATATTAATTCTTCTGCATCAAGTTCTGACTTGACCGTTTCATCAGTTAGGCTACCCGAATCGGTCATAGTCGAATAGCCTGTTATTCCCCCGAAAATTCAACCTTTGTTTCCATACCCTTGTATTCCTCGATAGTCAATCCCATTTCAACTGTTAATAGTTCGTTCTGAGACAATTCAGGCTGAGGAATTGCTGTCGGCGGCTGCGCTACAACAAAGAACGCATCATCAAATCCCGGAATGATTGTTTCAAACCACATTCTAAGCTGACTATCTTTTGCTGTATTGTATTCATCAATAACAGTTTGCCATTCTTCTATTGTTTCAGGTGTAAAGTTTACTGTAACAGCAAAACTACCGCCTGTATCACCTCTACCTTGAACGTATCTTGACACCATATCTTCAAGAGCTGAAGCATCAATCTGTTCATTTTCGATAGTGATACCGCCAATAGAATTAATACGATGAAGTTGTTTAAACGTACTCGGCTTTGTGCCTGCTGTTGTTTCTACACCATAACCAAATGTAATTCCAAGTGTTGAAATACCTGCTATGTTCGCCATTTATACTACCTCCTTAAAATTTAAGTAAAAAAATAAGAGCATACCGCCCTTTAATAATTTTTGAATTTATAAAATATCGCCTTGCCCTACAACTCGCCTAAAACGTGCTGAGGCTTGATACACACCGCCCGAATTGTTAAACTCGGGAAAAGCAATAACTTCATAACGCATTGACTTCATAGATTTAATAACTTCCGTCATTACATTATTTACTCTTGATTGACTTACGTTGTCAGTAACATCAATCTGAAATGCACTCAGTACAGCGTTTATTGTCGCACCCTCTAAGTCTTGACCTTGTTCGCCGCCCGGTAATTCGTGTATGTATACACTCGGAAATTTCGGGTCATCTTCGACTTTGTCCGATGTGGTATAATTTAAGTCAGGGTATTTAGTTTTCAAAGCTCCTATGCCTTGAAATTTCACTCTTGATGTAACTATCGGCGATATTTGATTAGTCCACATCAGCCGAACACCTCCCTTGCAATTTTTTCTACCGAACGTATAATCTCTACACTTGCATTGTACATAGGCATTGTCGCTTTAACACCATAAGAATGTCTCCACTCCTGAGCGTTTTCATCCCAATAAAACCAACCCTCATCCTTGAATGCGTGTACTTGATTTGGGAATGTACCAACTCCGTACCCGAATTTGTCAGATAACGGATTTGCTGTCTGATTGTAACGAATACCTGCACCAAATTCAACCGCAAGCAGAATGTTAAAAGGCTCATAATTTTCGCTTTCCTTAACCTCTCCTATTGCAATTAAAACCGCCTTACAACCCATTTTATTGGGGTCAATATCAGTTTTAAGAGTTATGTATTTTCCAAGCGGAGATTCTGAAATTTTAGCCGATGCAACAGTTACACCCAACTCCATAAGTCTTTGTGCAAGTTCTCGGCATTTGTTTGGCAATTCTACATTTTTATATTGCAATAATTGTTGTTTAAGCTGTTCTATTCCGCTTACCGTCAATTTGGTTTTAAATTTACGTTTTGCCATTTTAACACCGCCTATTTAACAATTTTCGCAAGTAAATACTTTGTTTGATTAATGCTTGGAGCGACTTTACGAATACGATAATCAGCTGAATTTGCATCAAGTTTACCGTCTATATATAAAACATCACTTAAATGCCAAATAAGACTTGTTTCATCTATCGGAAGTTCATTCTTATTCATTATCAGCATAGCATCGTAATCAGATGTCGAAAGTCCAAATTCTTGTGCCTCAACTTCACCGCCCGACATTCCTATATTGCCATAAAAAGAAACAGGCTCAGAATACAACAATTCCTTTTCGCCTGTCTCTCGGTAATATTCATTCCCCTCGGTGTCGACATAATCAACTATCTTATTACCCTCATCATCAAGAACATAAATAGGTTGCTCACCCAACAGCAAAGAAAATTTCATATTTTGTTTATTTTTTGCAAGTGTTCTCATTCTTCTACCTCAGGAAGTCCTGCAACGGATGTAAGAACTGAGTATATAGCCGCCACAGCCGATACAGATATTACAGTTGTCCAATTAATATCAATAAAAGCTTGACCTATTGTTAGCATAGACAACGCAGTTTGAGCAAGTGTTTTAATTGCTCTTACGCTTGTTGCTTTTAACCACTTTTTACTCTTTTCACTCATTGCTACTCAACCTCCTTAATATTAGCCATTCGGAATACTTCGTCAAGTCTTTTGTGTTCAGCTTTGTAGCTTGCTTCAAGCTTGACTATTCTTCCCTCGTGGTCTTTTATATCGTTCTGTATATTTTTTACAGTTTCCCTGATGTCTTTAGTGTCCTCACTAATATCATCAAGCTTCATATCAATTTTTGTATCTCTTGCCACTCTGTCCTCAATATCTTTTACATCAGTACGTTTTCCGTTCTTTACCGCAAAAAATATAGCCACAAGAGCCGACATTGCACTTACAATAGATACACTTATTGTAATTCCCTCAATAACGCTCATAGTTCAAGTTTCTGCCTTTCTCAATATTTTTTGTTTTACAGCCCACCGCCACAATAAGTAAAACACCCTGCAAGTTATAAAAACTTACGCACAAACGACTATAAAATTTTCACAAAAGCGTGAACTCCCCTGAATAATTCATCACGATTTACCCAAGTTCGGCTTACACCGTTTTCGTTGTGGGAACTCTGCCCCTCAGTTCCGATTTGGTTATAATCGTATAGAGCCACACTTTTTATGACAGAATAATAATTATAAAGGTCTTTTTCAATTTGTTTATCAGTATAAGATGTTGCTTCATAGTTGCGTTTCATCTTTACTTCACGAATTGCATTTTTGACCTTTAACGCAAGAATGTCTGCATTGAATGTAGTGTCATTCCCTAATTCAATGGTCAATTCCTCAACTATTTCATTTTGAAGTTCTTCACTCAATGCTTTCACCGCCTATCATTACAATCCGAATTTTTCCGCAAGAATTTTCTTTAATTCTGCTCCTGTTATACTCTCCGCACCGTCAATACCGTTTTTAACCGCTAAATCTTGCAATTCAGCGGTTGTCATACGGTTGATTTCTGTTTTAGTGTATTGAGTTTCGGATTGCTTTACATTCTCGTTTTGAGATTTAATACCGTCAGGAACTTCCGTTCCGGCAGGATACCATTTATCGTTTTTCTTAACGATATAAGGATATTTAGCCATTCCGATTACCTCCTAACTTTACTGTGCAACTTCGATTACAAATGTGCTATCCATACCCTCGTATGACGGTAATGTAATTTCCGAAGCTGTTACAGATGTAATTGCAGGTGGTCCGTACTCTGTCTTTGTCGCAATTGCAATACCAACACCATACATTGAAACGTCAACATCAGCTACCTGAGAGGCTGTTCTTTCCTCAGGTGTTGTACCAAACCAAGTTGAGCCAAGAGGACCTGACGGAAGTAAAGTTACCTTGTTATCAGGATAGAAATAATGTTCATTTCCGTCCTCGTCTGCATACATCTTGTCATACAGAATAACAGTAAGCTTTGTTCTTGATTTTACAACAGAGTTTACGTTATCGTCTGTAAGTTCAATGTTCGCTGTAAGGTTCTGTGCAAGAATTGCGTTCTTAACCTGTGCATTGCTAAGAAGATACTCAAATGTATTTGAGTTCATAAGAACATAAGTTGCAATCTTACCTTTCTTTGCAAGAGCTTTTCTTGCGTTGTTAAGATCTGTAAGTGGTGTAGAGTTTTCTGTATCACTCCACATAGCTGTGTCCTGTAACTGTAAATAATGCTCTGCCGCATATTCGCCATTCGGGTCATAGTCGTACTCATACTTAACTCCGTCCGATTCAATACCGATTACAGGGTGTCCCTGAGTTGTTGAAAGCAACTGCATTCTCATTCTTTCAGGAACTACTAAAGCACCCTCAATAAGTGTATTTGTATCATCGTAAATGCTCTGCAAAGCACTCTGAAGATATGGGTCATTCTCGTCACGAACACGGTCAATCTCTTGCATATCTTCCTCTGTAACAATCATCTGCTCACGGAAAAATGCCATCTGTGTCTTTTCTGTCTTTAAGCCACCTCTTGCACGAATAGCAGGTAGTGCATCAAAATTTGATGGCTTTAATGACACAGGCAATCCCTTGTGTGTCTTTATCCATTTAAGGTCAAGTCCCATTTTCTTTTTTTCAGGGAAATACCCAAGTCCAAGATATGGTATCTGATTGCTTGCATCCTGTGTTGCTACTTGTGCTATTGAAGATGAATTTACTACTTCATTTACTAACATAATTCTTCTACCTCCTTGTATTATTCAAAAACAACCATTGGCAAAGCTGTCTTTACTGCATCATCGTATGTAATTCCGCAATGTTTCTCTGCCACAACTGTATTGATATATGCTTTCTTTAGCAATGTTCCCTGCGGTCTATCCTCTGTAACATCGTGAAGAAGAATACCAAAAACTGTTGCCGAGTTATCAACAACACCTGTTTCTCCAATTGGTGTACCAGCCTTGACAATCTTCTTGCCACTTTCTGTTGTATCTGTAACCGAACTGAAATCAAGTGTCTTAGCTATCCCCTCAAAAGGTTTTCTTTTAAGGATTTCAACATCGTTGTAAGTTGTCTGTTCAAACTGCATATTTGACATATTAGTTACCTCCATTTATATAGTGTGATAAAATATTATTTTCTTGTTTCTGTCCACCTATAAACTTTGCAGCAATTCTTTCAGCTGTGGACTTTTCGTTTTTACCGCTTGCACCGCCATTTGGATTAGGTGTATTGTCAAGCAACGCCTTTTCTTTTAATTCTGCCGCCGCTTTCTCTCTTTCGGAAATAATCTGACCAAGTGTCGCAAAGTCAATTACACCATCAGCATTTATAAGCTTTTCAGCATTTTCGCCTGTTATACCGATTTCCGCAAGGCTTGTCTTAGTCTGCATTGACTTAATTTGCTTTTTAAGTTCCTCAACACTTGACAACGCCTTATCTCTTTCAGCATTTGCAATCTCGACATCTGACATATTTTGATTATTGATTTTTTCAAGCTCTTTTTCAAGCTCAGCAATTCGTGTGTCTTTATCGTCTGCATTTGCCAATTTGTCTTTGTAACTTTTTGTTTCAGCACCTATCTGATTTAGATAATTTGAAATCTGTTCATCTGTCGGCTCAGAAACACCAAATCCGATTAAGTTTTGTTTTGCTTGCTCTCTTGTCATATATTACCTCCGTAAATTCACGTTTTTTTACACGGTTCGCTCCGCTTTGAATTTTTCTCCCATTTTTACGCTATCGGGATGCAATTTTTATATTTAAAAAGGTTGTTGCAAAAATGCAACAACCCTAAATATTTATATTACTCAGCTACAATACAATCTTCGTATGTAGCTTCTTCAGTTCTTTCGGTAGTTTGCAGAATATTATCTACATCTGCCTGATACTTCTTATACAGCTTTGTTTTTGTAAAATACGTTCTGTACTTATCCTGTCCTTTGTCAAGAGAAATATCTCTCGCTCTCATAATATTTCTTGCAATATAAGTTGTCATAAAAATAACCTCCATTTGTAAATTTTTATTTTATTCACCAATTAAACTTGGCAAAATTTCTTCTAACATAATCGCCATTGTTTCATCAAGCATATCAACCTGTTCAGTAAGCATTTGGTTTTCTGCTTTTAAATTCTCAACAGTTTGTAAAGTTTCTGTACTCTCCATCTCAGATAGATACTGCTCATATTCCTCTTTAGTAAGCTTCGCTTCATCATACTCATAATAAGTATAACTTTCATCACTATCATCAGTTCTTTGTATTTCAACAATATTCTGACGTATATACACATACTTTTTAGAGGAAGTGCTATCAACCAATTCAGGCATTACAGCCGATTCTGATTTGTAAAATGTTAATTTCATTTATACATTCCTCCTTTAAGTTGTTGGTGCAAGCGGTTTACAAGAGACAGAAGCTCCAAGAGACCAAGTCCCCATCGTATTTGTAACTGAAGC